TACCTAAAGGATTTGAAGTTAATTCTAAATTTTCATGTTCTGTAAGTTTTTCTTCATACTTAGGTCTATCTTCTTTATTCAAATAAAGGTACGCCCCTGGTGTTGACGGTGAAGAAACTAAATCAAAACAAATTAATTCAAAATCATCTTGAACTTCATTTTGTTCTCCTTTTTTTACTAAAGACCCGACACCACGAGAAGAAACCCCCATAGTAACTCCTTGTCTCATCATATTAGCGGCAATATCACCTTTAGACGATACTATACCTCTTTCATGAAATCCAGGTGTGGTTAATAATTTAATTTTTCCCATTAAAACATTATCTTCCCACCAAATATCTGTAATCATGTGAGCTACTCTATCTAAATCGATAAGTGATGATTCAGGGTGGTTAAGTTCAGAAATGGACATCCCCCTATTAATCATTTCTTTATATTTCTCGGCTTCTCTCTTTAAGATTTTTTCAGGATAAATCCTACCATTCCTATTTGGGACTCCGTGTTTCTGTAAAGTTGCGTAAAACACAAAAGGTTTTGAATGATCTAATTGACCATACGATTCCTTTAATACTTGGCTGTTTCTATATTCATTTGGGTTTATAATTCCAGAATCGTACTCAACAAGAATACCTTTACCCGTATCATTTGGACCTAATATTTTCATAATGTTTTTTATGATAAATATTATATAGATACCATTTCTTTCGTTTTAGTAATATTTAATGTGAAATACTTTGAATTTTTTAAGTCGTCTTTATAGATTGCAGATAAAATCTTTTTTATTTTACTCCTTAAAATTATCGATTTGAAGTCTATATTTTCTTTATGTGTAAATAAAGTGACTTCTAAATTAAGGAAACTTTTTTTATTTTTTTTTATACCACTTGTTCTTAAATCTAAATCTACTATGTATTTTTTTTCAAAAAATGTACAATCGACAACCTCTAATAATGTGTGTAGTATATTTCTTTTTATTTCGCCAGTTAGTTTAGACCAATTTTCATACTCGTCATTAGGTTCTATCCACGTTTGTAATACTAAGTAAATTGATTTTAAATTTTTGGAGTCGACTGTTCCGTAATGACATTTTGCATCATCAAAAATGTTTAATTTTGACGTTTTCCCTTTTTTCATTTTTCATATCTTGAAAGTTTATTGTTTAACAAAATATAGTAAAACTTTTTATTCTTGTCAAAATATAAAAAAATCGTTACTATTTATATTAAAAACCAAAAAAATTTATGATTATAGTTCACGTAAAAAATTCAAATTCTTTAGAGCAGGCGTTAAAGACATATAAATTTAAAATTTATAAAACAAAACAAATTCAAAAATTACAGGAAAGACAAGAATACAAAAAACCCTCCGTAAAACGAAGGGCTCAACTTAAAAAGGCACAATACAAACAGAAGAATCAATTTTCTTCTTGAGTTTCTTCTTTTTTCTCTTCCGATTTTTTTCCAAAAATCTTCTCAGTAGAGGTAAGACCTAAACAACCAAAAGCTAACATCGCAACCGCATTAACTAATGTGTCTGATGGTCTAATATCTCCGTGAGAATAACTATTTACGTACAACGTAATACAAAGCGAAACACCACATAAAATTCCTATAAATCTTTTTGATGATGCATTACCTTGGCTGTCCATAAATAATCTTCCGATACCGTTAAAAAATTTTTTCATAGTCCCAAACTTAATTTTTTTAGTTTATAATAATCATAATGTGTCACTTTAGACCCCATTACTTTATTTATTGTTTGATTTATCGATTCCGTTAAATCAACATCCTTAGATTCGTTTAATGTGTTTTTTAAATTTCTTACAACGGTTTCTTTTAAATCAACCATTTCTTTTTCTAAATTATCAAAACTTATTGATAAGATATCCCCAACTTCTTTTTGTTCTGATAGTGTTAAATTTTGAATTTCTTTTTTTAATCTATCGTTTGCGATTTTAATTTGTGATGAGATAGGTAGTTCAAAAGTTTCGGTCACATCCACTCTTTTTGTTTCTGCGGTTAAAATATTTTTAATATTTTTTTTAGATTCTAATATAGACTCAAGATTTTTTATACTTGTGTTATAAACGATATTATCAACATCTTTATAATTATTTTTTGTATTATCGTTCCAAGATGTGATCCAAGTATTTAAATCTTCAATATTACTTTTTTGACTTTCAATTAATATTTGAGAATATTCGATAGACTCATTGATGTAGTCGTTTGCTAAATCCCTATCTAAACCTTTGTTTTCTGTAAGATCATCATAGATGTAATAAAGTTCTGTTAAATCTTTATTGTTTAAAACCATAACATTAAATTCATTTATAAATCTTTTGAAAGTTGGTTTTTTTGCCAATTCAACAGCGGTATTTTCAATGTTAGTTTTAATTTTTCCAAAAGTGCTCATAATTTTTTATTTATAAATATCACTTATCAATTAAATCTTTTAATTTTTGGTCTATTTCTACTAAAGAATTTCTACCTTTTGATAAATCTAAATTGTTTGATTCGTTAAATAAGGTCTCTTCTAGTATTAAATCTAAGTCATTTCTAACAAATCTTTCAGGAGTTACACCCGCACCCCCTTCTTCACCTCCTGGTGGCGGTGGTGGTGGAGCACCTCCTCCCATATCACCTCCTGGTGGTGGAGCCCCCCCTTCGGCGTCTCCGCCAGCGGCACCTGCAGCATCCCCTTCTTTTTTACCATATAATTTATCGATGGTATCAAACAATCCTGTTTTAGTTATAACTTCAGCCGTTTTTTCTAACTCAGCGTATACAGCTCTTTCGACACGTTGTTGTTGGATGTCTAATCTAATTTCTTCATCTGAAAACCCTAAAATGTGTTTTTTAGCCCATGACGCTGAAACAGGTGCTAAAGATTTAGCAATTTCTGCGGTGGCATCTTTATATAACGTTATTTTTTCTTTCCATATTTCCAATGAAAGAAGTTCACCTTGTTTAGATGGGTTATTTAATGATAAGGTAAAATTTGTTAACTCATCTTCAAACCCTAATAAAAATAAATGAATAATTGCAATTTTATTTAATTCTGCAATCATAGATTTTTGTATTCTATTGATAGTTCTTGCAAATCTTATATCTAATAAAGATAAATTTTTACCATCACCTACGGCTTCTTCAAATCCTAAATACGCTTTTGGTATTCTAAGTGCAGTAACTAATTTCTTTTGTATATACTCAATATCCGCAATCTCAGCCAAGTTAGAGGCTCCCGCCAATGTTGTTACAGGTTCAGGTGCCGATGCGTCACGTACAGGAATAAAATAATCTTGATCTACCGCCATTTGGTTATATCTCATATCGACATTACCCGTTTTATGGTCAACAATCTGATCTCTTTTAAATTTACTTGCAACTCTTTGAACATAAGCATCCACATCTTTGTCGTCCATATTACCCACAAACACTTTAAATACCCTTCTTTCGGGTGCTCTTGATACACGATATATTAACATCGCATCCTCACACAAAAGTAATTGTTTCCAAATACGTCTTGCCTTTTCTAACATAGATGTTCCATAAGGTAGTTTTCTATCATCACCTAATATTCTAAAGTGACCAACCTCCCAAGTATTAAACTCCATGTTTTTTTCTTTCCAAACAAATTTAAGTGCATCGTTTTCCATATCTTGGGAATACTTATCGGGTTGAAATCTCATCCCTTTTTCTAACCTTTCAATTTGAATATTTGGTAATTGTTGACAACCAACAATACCTTTTTCTGGATCTAATTTTAAATAGATAAAGTTATCACCAAATTTACATGTATTTCTAGTCCACATAGGTAAGTTGGTGTTTATGTCTAATCTATTGGTAAAAAGGTCAGTTAATACTTGTTTAATTCTTTTTGATTCTGAATAAACTTTTAATATTAAACCATCTTGGTCTGGTGTTGTCGATTCTTCTGCATATATATCTAAAGCTGCTGATATCTCAGGTGTATATTCCATCGATTCATAATCGTAGTAAGATGCCATCCTTGTTGGTTCATAATAAACCGCTTGTTGATATAAATTACTTTCGACTTTTTGCCATTGTTGTCCAATATATAATGATTGTTGTGCCTGTAATTTTTCTACTTCAAATTCTTGTTTGTTAGTGGTTTTTAATAATTCTTTTTTATCAAATTTAAATACAGGTGTTTGTTGGTCTAAATTTGCGTTAGGACCAAAAGCCCTTCCTAATCTTTGCCAAACTGTAAATTTTTCTTGTGCCATATTTTTTATTTTAAAAATAGTCGGATAATAGATAAACTAAACTCTTTTTCCTCCGAATAACCATAAATAGTTTTGATAATCACTTTGTGTTAAAGTGCTTCTATTCATACCCATTCTGTCCATGTGACTTACAGGTAATCCCGGATTAAAGTTTTGGTGAGAATCTCTAAATTCTTTCTTTTCTGTGGTCCATGATTCTAACATCGCCTTCGCATGCTCAGTCGCCTTTTCTAATTGTGCGAAAGAATTTTCACCAACATATATCGCCATTGCCATCGCCATGATTAAATCGTCGTGTTGTCCTTTTTGGTGATCAGGTCTTCCATTCACATAAACAAAAGTGTTTAATTCGTTAAATAGTCTTTGTGACCTAACACCAAAATCATGTCTTAATGCCTCCTCAAATGCCGCAACTATTTGAACTCTTTTTGAGTTAAAATTAATACCCGGTATTTTATCTTGAGTTTTTGGATCCCATTTCCATTTATCTGCAGGATTAACTCCATCAACGTAAAGATTTTTGTATCCAAGTTCTTGTAATTTTCTTGAGGTTGCAACACCCATACCACCAGTTATGTCGGTAACAATAAACGTGTTATACATAGTTCCCCATTTATATGCAATATCTGCAACAACATCAGGAGGAACCTTACCAATATACTCAACCACTTGTTCTCTTTCATCAAAGTCAATTATGGTAAAAGTTGTAAAATCCTCACTATCACCACGAGAAACGTCCATCCCCATAATATATTTATGGCCAGGTATTGCGTCTTTCCAAACCCACAAAGCACCACCCATTAATTTTTCTTTGGGTTCTTTTATTTGTTTGTCTTTTATTGATTTCATTGTTTCGGCCGGTATTACGTTATCCCCCGAACCCAAAAAGTTACACTCCAACTCCTGAGAAATTTTTCTTTTGTCGAATTTTAATTTTTTAGCCATGGCTTCAAACCACGAACTATACGCCTTGTAACCCTTATTTTCTATGTTATCTTTTATCTCTTGAAAGTCCCTATCACTAACTTTTATTTCACCATAATCTACAGTTATTTCATCGTCCTTATATTCTGATCGATTTAACATATAATGGACAATATCGTCACATTTAATCAGTTTTAAATCTTTTGAATAACGTGGATCACGAAACCAATACATTTCCGTTATTTTAAAATCATTCATTCCTTTAATGGCCTGACTGTAAATTGAATAATAAATTGGGTCAAATCCATTGGGGGTTGATATTACAATAACTTTACCTCCCGTAGATAACGACGCCATACAAGCAGACCAAAAGTCTTCGTCAGCGTTTATATATGCTGCCTCATCAAATATAAGAATAGTTGGGGTATATCCACGTAAAGCATCTTTTGACGTTGCAACCGCCTTAACTTCACAACCATTAGTTAATTTAAAGTGTCTCTGGGAGTTCTTTTCGTTTGAAAACCCAACACCTAACCATTTTGGCCATTGATCAACAAATGCACGAACCTTATTTGCCATCTCAACGGCAGTATCCATTTTATTGGCGATTATTAGAATTTTTTCAGGTTTTTCTTTACGAGCGAATACCATTCGTTTTGATGCCCATGCGGATGTTACGGTAGAAACACCAGCTTGACGATATTTTAACGCGATGTTTTCTTCACACGTATCATAATCTTTTACAAGTGTGACTTGATCATTAAAAAGTTCTAATGGTACGTATCTTGATTGTGTATTATCGTATGTTTGTAAATACGTTTTTAATGCATAAGGAGTATCGTTTATACATTTAGCATACTCTAATAAGGCCTGTTCTTTTGTTAACGACATTCATTATATTTTATGTTTTCTGATTGAATACAATAATTCACCTTTTGTTGTGTGTGGTGGTAAATGACTTTCAATCAATCTCATTATTCCTTCTTCTAATTTTTTAACATCTTCTTTTGAATCTGATTTTTTCTTTGTTTTTCTTGTCGGTAATCCCTTATGTTTTGTTTTAGCAAAATCTTCAGCGTCTTCAGGATCAATATCTTTAGCCACTTTTCCCGCTTTACCTTTTTTTGGTGTATCACCTTTTTGCATTCCTCTTACAATACCAAAAAATTGTTGTTGTTTTTTTGACATTGCCTTTTCTTTAACCTCTTTATTTTTACCAACCTTTTCTTCCTCACCTAACTCAGTTTCTGTTGTTGTGATGATTGTTTTTCCATCTTTATTTTCAATTTTAGAGCCTGCGGCGACTGTTGCATTTCCACCTGGTGGCACAGTTGTTTGAGTTGCAGTTACTGTCTTTTTTTCGTTTGGGGGAACTGTTTGTTCTTTTACTACTTTACTATAAAGTAAATTAAGTTGGTCATTAGATATATTTTCTAAAGTTGAAATTGAAAATCCCTCATGTAATAATGTTGCTATTTTTGTATTAATGTGTTTCATCTTGAACTAAATTTTTTTCCCATTTTAATACGACATCTCTTTCGTATAATTTATTTTCAACAGTTTCAACACTATCACCGTATTGAAAAACCAATCTTTTTCTTTTGTGAATTAATATATCATCACTATCTGATTTTTCCCACGCTAAAGATATGACACCATCAATTGCATCATAAACACCAAAAAAATCAGAGTTTTGAATTAAATTTAATTCTATTTCTGAGTTCTTTAAAACCCCTACTTTTTTTATATAATTTACTTCAGGTGGAAGTGGTTTTCCTGATGCTGGTTCAGCATCCCAATCCTCCCCCCAAACATCATCCAAATCAGAAAAAATAAATTCATATATATTATCCCCCCTGTAGTTTGGTCCTAATTCATTTACATATACTAAAATCATAAAATTCTTCCTCTTGGGGTTATTTTAAACTGCCTATTTTCAACAACAAACACTAAATTTTCTTTGTTTGTTTTACCAACAAACTTAGCGTTTTTGTTTGATTTGTAAAACTCATTAGCCGTCTCTAATTGAGCCAAACTTTCACTTAATTTTACAAATTCTTTTCTTACTTGAATTCTTTTTAGTTTTTCCTTTAAAAAATCTTTTTTTCTTTTTTCTTCAAGTATATTTTTTTCTTCTTGTTTTATATCAAAATACCCACTTAAAACCTTTTCAACTTTAGACTCCGTAAACAATGAATCCATAATATGCGAATACCCTTCAGCCTTTTCAGGTGCTGGTGGCGCTTCTGCACCCATATCAGGAGACATCATATCTCCACCCATATCAGGTTCTTCCATACCCAAATCTTCATCTCCCCCCATATCAATTTCTTCGTCACCCATATCATATTCATCAACCTCATCAAATTTTCCAATAATATCATCTCTATCATCTTCATCTAAATTATCTAAATTAATTGCTGACAATATTGAATTTACCACGTATTTAATATCTTGTGAGTCCATACCTTTATCTTTATCAAAAGATCTGATTTTTTGACTTAATCTTCCTGTTAATTTTTGTATAGATTTTAGACCTAAAGGTCCTGCAGGTTCTTCCTCATCTTCAGGTTCACCCATATCATCCATAGGTGGTTCCATACCTTCTTCACCCATATCATCCGTAGGTGGTTCACCTCCCATATCATCAGTCGGTGGTGTCCCTTCTTCCCCTGCTGGTGGTGCACCTGCACCCATATCGCCTTCTGCAGGTGGTGCGCCTGCACCCATATCACCTTCTGCCGGTGGAGCCCCTGCGTCTGCTGGTGGTGCTCCTGCATCCATAGGTGGAACCCCAGCATCTGCCGGTGGTGGTGCTCCTGCACCCATATCACCTTCTGCCGGTGGAGCCCCTGCGTCTGCTGGTTTTGGTTTATTTTGTTTTAATACGAATTTTTTTTTTGATTCGGCTTGTTCACCAATTAACGGAATACCATATTCATAACCAGTCACTCTATTAATTTCACTTGACATAATATTCAACCTTTT